TCACCTTCAGGCCGAATACTGGCATTCCGCACGGCTCGGAAAGATCTGTTTTTTTGAAAACCGTGCAGATCCCGCTGTCAAGAATCACGCTCGTGCAGCCACCTTTCCCGTTTCCGGAGCCTCAGCCAGTCCGGCTCTCCGGTCTGCTTGTCGCGGTTTCCGTAGTCGAAAACCGCTTTGTCCACCACCAGCATCAGGTCATCATGCCCATCAGTCAGGCGAATGCCCTCTTTCTCCAGCTCCGTTTTGGATGCTTCCAGCCTTGCATTCAGGTACTCATCCAGCGATGTGTCGCCCGGTAGGCGGTTGAGCCTGCTTTTCATCATCCGCAGAGCTGTTTCCATGTTCACGCCTTCAGCCACTTCGCCTCACCTCCAAAGCAAAAAGCACCCGCGGGGGAATGTCCCCCGCGGGTGTGTGTTGTTTAGACCGTCGCGTTGGCCCGGTCTTCGGCGAAGGTCACGGCCGTCGGGTTAATGGTTCCACCGCCAATGTCCATAGCCACAAAGCCCTCCGCGATCACAGGCAGACCGTCATATCGGGCCGTGCCCTTGAACACCGTCTGATCCTCGATGAAACGGGCATGCTCGCTCTGCGCCATGGCAGTTCCGGCACGCTCGGCCAGCAGGTACAGGTCGCCGTATCCGCCAATGATCACGTTGTCCGGGATGAAGCTCAGCTCTTCGATCACGCCTCCCACCACAGGCATGGTTCCATTCACGCCGGCAGTGATCGCGCCGGCGGCGTTGATGCTCATGGCATTCTCCACCAGCCTCATGTGGGTGGTCTCGTTCATGGCCCAGAATTTCGTCCCGCGGCTGTACTTTCCCTTGGCATTGGATGCAGCGGTCAGGATGGCCTTGAACAGGGCCAGATCGGTTTTGCTGCTGATGGATACCATATTCGTTGCGCTCAGATCGACAAACGGACGTGCCGTCTGGCTGTATCCTTCCGGCGCGGCTTTCTGCGCCAGACGGGTCACAATGCCCAGCGGCATCTTGGTACCGGTACCGTACAGGATGGCCTTGTCCAACGCCAGACCAATGGCCTGTCCCAGCGCGCTGATGATCTCGTAGGCCAGAGCGATGTCGCTGTCCTCCAGCAGCGCATTGCAAATGGCGACATAGCCGCCAACCTTGTAGCCGTCCACCTCAACATCGTTAAAGCTCAGTTCCAGTTCGTTGAGCTTGGCACACATTTCCGTCCACACGGCCTCCGGAGGCGTGCCCATCACGATCATGCGGGCCTTTCCGGGCACATTGCGCACATACACATGCTTGTACAGCTTGCTGTAGGTGGTCACGTTCTCGCGGATCAGTCCCAGCACCACAGTCGGGATCAGCAGCTCAGCGCCGCTTACGGCGCGTTTCTGTTCGCCCAGTTCGCGCACGCGCTGCAGGAACTGCTTCACATCATCGCGTGCAAAGAACGCTTCGCGCTCCTGCATGTTCATTCCGAAAAATTTGCGGGTCTCCATGTTGTGTTCATCCTTCCTTTCGCTTTTTCCGCTTTTGGCCTTCAGGGCCTGTTCGGTTCGCTTGTCCAGCTCGTCCAGTTCGGTCTGCAACTGGTCAATCTCACGTTCAAGCGCATTGCGCTTGTCCTCGTTTTCCTTTTCCTCGCCCTGCAAGGCTTCGTCGTCCTTCTCCCAGGCGTCGGCCTGCTGCTCCAGCGCCTGCTTGTCCTCCTCCGCCGTTTCGCCGTTCACCTCGTCATAGGCGGCTTCCATCTCAGCTTCACGCAGCTTCATGGCGGCGCGGCGCTCTTCCAGAGCCTTCTGCGCATCCTGCAGCAGTTTCAGTTCGTCTCTCTTGGCCGCGATCTGCATGCGCAGCCTGATCTGTTTAAGAGCCATTCTTTTTCAGCCTCGCTTTCATTCTGGCGCGCCACTCATCCGCGCGCCTGTTATTGATCTGCCTGTACTCGTCCATTCGTGCGCTCACGCCGGTCTCCTTGTAGGCCGGAAACGTCACCACGCTTACCTCGTACAGCTTCACTTTCTTGATGGTCCAGTGCACATGCCCGGTGTCCTCGTCAATCTCGGTTTCTTCGTCCATGATCTCAAAGCCAAAACTGCACTGGCTTACGTCGCCCCTCTGTACGCGCGCGTACAGGTTCATGGCGTCCGTGTCCTGCTCATTCACCAGCACGCTTCCCCACAGGCCGTGTTCGTCTGCACGCAGGGTCAGCGTTCCGGCAGTCGTGCGCCCCAGCACCAGCCTCGTTTCATGGTCGATCAGACAGCGGATATCGTCGTTCAGCGCTCCGTCAAATGCGTGTTTGTCCACGCTCTCCGACGCGCCTTTCCACAGCTCATAGGTGCTCCCGAACACCGCAAAATAGCCCTCAATCCGTCTCTCGCCGTTGATTTCCTCCGCCCGGAACTCACTGGGTGCCGTCCTGGTTTGTCTGCTCATTCGCATTGCTATCACCTCCGTTCAGCTTTTTCTGGTCTCCCAGCCTGCTGGCCGGAATGTAGTTTTCAAGCGCAAGCAGCTCCTCCATGTCCGCCCTTGGGGTGAAGCCCACCCAGTCGCGCCATTCGTTTCGGTCCAGCGCAAGGTGTTCCGCCATGTTCGCGGCCACGTTGTTCACCTTTTCAAGGTTGTAGTTGAGCAGGCTTCGGTTGTTGAAACGGAAGTACATCTCCGGCGAATAGAGCAGCTTGCGCGTCAGCTCCTGCTCTATGATCCGTGCGATGCTCATCACCTTTGTGGAGATGAACCAGTCATATTCCTCCGCATTGAAGTTTCCGACGCCCACAAGAAAAGGCGGCACGCCAAACATGGCAGCCACCGTTCTCTTGTCCAGTTCCATATTGGTTTTGATCGCCAGATCATTCAGCGTCAGGGGTTTCACCTGTGTTACCTCGAACACGTCCGATGGTATCAGCCATGGTTTTCCGTTTTCGCTTGCAGACAGGTACTGATCGGTCATTTTCCTGCGGCCTTCCGCCGTTTTCATGTCCTCATCAAACCCGTCCACCTTGATGATCAGGCTTGGCGATGGGCTTTCCATCAGCGCGCGCTTGGTTGCATTGGCCTGTCGAAGGCTTTTCACCACATCCCTCAGTTCCACGTGGAATCCTCTCCCGATCCACGGGGTTTCAGGGTCAGGACATACGGGGAAATGCAGCACCTCTTCCGGGTCAAACGGTATTCCGCCTATCATCACGCGGTAACCGTCGCCCTCCGCCGAAAAGCTCACCGCCGAAGGCTTTACAGGGGTCAGCTGGTCGATGAAACCGTTTTTGTGCTCAATCATGGTGATCTGGTTTCCCTCGGTCATCATTACGCGCACAATGTTCGACACCCATGTCTGGTGCGTCATATATCTGGCCGGTTCAATATCCAGCTTCCGGCTCAGCGCATCCTTGATGCGTTCATCGCCTTTTGCTGTGTTGCGCAGAAGCATGATCGTCATATTGGCAATGGCGTCAGCATATACGTTGATACACATCTGCACCTCTGCGCATTGTGTAATGGGTTTGTAGCCGTCGCCACACAGCACCGTCCATGCTTCCGGCGAACAAAGGAAAGCTACTTCCCCGCTGCTCCTTTTGGCAGGGGCGTCCCTGCTGTTTCTGTTCACCCGCTTTTTCTTACTCATCAAACCACCCCTTTGTCGCCTCTGCTCTGGCTGTCCTCTCCAGATTTTCAAGCATCCGGATAGACGCAAAAACATCGGCGTCAAAGACGTCGATGCGATGCGTTGGCATTATCTTTTCGTATTGGATCATGTCGTCTGTTTTTTCAATGGCGCTTACGTTCTGTACGCAGTATTCATACGGCTCTGCACCCAGATAATAGAGCTGTGCGTTCCGCGCCTTCTCTTCAATTCTGCGGAACCCCTCGCTCTTTTTGTAAAAATACTGCGGCTGATCCACCACCTTGAACCCTGCCGCTTTCATGCCTATGAAGTATTCACGGCAGAACTTTCGGTCGTGCCCGATTTCCCTGAGGCGGAAACCGGCTTTCCGCATGGCTATGAACCAGTTTACGATTTCCGCATGGTTGGTCGTGGCTGCGTTTGACATGTCCAGCCAGCCGTCGTCCATCCATCCGAAAAGCGGTATGCTGTCCTCATCTGCCTTTGCCTGCGCCGCCGTAACAGGAAACCAGCAGTGCGTGATCGCGATGTCGATTCCCTTGTAGTTACCGTGCAGCGCTGTTGTGGATAGGTCGTGCAGCTTAGCAAGGTCTGCGCCGCCATACCATTCCATCTTCAGCCGTGATAGGTATTTCAGCTTCTTTTCCAGCGTCCATCCAGGATCGATGCCCAGCGCCTTCTCCGCTTCCCGGTTGCTCCTGCGGAACATCTCAATTTCAAAGTACGCTTTTACCGCCGCCGTGAATATGTTCAGGCTCTTGGCGAGGAAATCTTTTCGCTGCTGCGGATCGTTCAGCGCCTGCAGCGCGTCGTTCATGATGTCTGCAGGCCGGATGGTGATCCTGTAGTTCGGGTTTGCCTTTTCGTGCTGGATGGGATCCGTGAAGTCCACTGATCCGTCCGGGTTGATGTCAGCCCTGCACACAAAAGCAAAATAGCTGTCATTTTTGATTGTTCCGTTGAGCACTTTCAGGCTGTAGTCCAGTCGCTGCGCGCAGAAGCTTGTCCCATCATCGCCGGCCGTCGTGATGCCGATCACCAGTTTGTTGGTGTATGCCTTGGTCGCCTCTTTCAGGATGTTGTACTGTTTCGGCTTTTTGTATGCGTGTATCTCATCCGCGATTACGATGTTGCAGTTGAAACTGTCCTGCCCATCCGGGTTTGACGCCAGACAGTTCAGGCTCAGTGAGCCGCCTGCCAGATCGTCGTGGCTGATGGAGTGCTCGAAACTGTTGTTCAGGATCTTCCATCCGTCTGCCACAGCCTCTTTTTTGCTGGGATACAGCACGTTTTCCACGTTGTAACGCCAGCTGTCAAAGGTTTCTTTGGATTGTTTCAACGTGGCGCCGACAACGTACACCTTCGCGCCGCTCTCGCACTCCAGCAGTCCAAGGCCGTATGCAAGCGCCGATACAAACAGCGTTTTGCCGTTCTTTCGCGGCAAAAAAATAAAAGCCTCTTTCACCACCCGTTCCTTGCTTCCCGGATAGTAAAAGATCAGCAGCGCATAAACGATGAATTTTTCCCACGGCTCCAGCAAAAACGGCTTCCCACGCAGCGGATTTCCGTCCATGTCTTCGCCCTGTCGGTGCTTGTACGTCTTTTCGATGATGCCGATCACAAAGTCGGCGTCTTTTGTTCGGATGTCATACTCGCCATCCTGCAGCATGTTCATGAATCTGTTGCACGCCCTCAGCTGATCCAGCCCAGCCACCTTGTGGCCAAGCATTACAGCATCAACGTACTCCATTACCTCTGCTGCATATTTGCCCTTGATCATCCGCTTTTCAGCTCTCTCATCGCTCTGGCCAGCGGACTTTCTGCCTTTGGCTTCGTTGCTCCTTCATCCAGTTTCTTCATCGCTGCCGGCGTCAGCCCCAGTTCCCGCTCGTGCGCCAGCAGCTGAGAATACACGTCGTCAATCGCGCTTCTGACGGGATTTTTGGTCATGTTGGTTGCTCCGGCCTTGTTTGTATATTCCACCACCGCCTCGCGCCCCTCCGCCTCATATCTGGCAACCAGCGCATCCAGTTCCAGGTACAATTCAGCCGTTCGGTTAATGGCAGCCATGTACTGCACGCGATACGTTCCCAGCTGCTGCATCCGCTCAATGATCTGCCTCTTTTTCTTTTCAAGCGGTGTTCTTCGCTCTTTCTTGTCTGTTTTGCTTGCTTTTCTCTTTTCCTCCCACGTTTCAGCCGCCTCCCCGGCAACTATGCTTGCTTCCAACATGGGTTTCCCCGCGCTTTTTTCGGGCTTTTTCTCCGCGCGCACGCCCGCGCGCGCGTCTTTGGAAGCTTCTCCCCTCATCCGGCCTTATCCCCCCTTCCCCGTTTTCCCCCCGCGCGTATAAATGGTGGCCCCCTCCGGGTCGCTTCCCCCAGCTTGGGGAGGCCCGGAGGGGGCGGGGGTATGTTCTTTTCGTTTCTTCACCAGTATCTTCCGCCCTTTTCAGGGTGCATCTTATTGTGACAGGCTGCGCAAAGCGCCATTCCGTTGCTGACTTTGTACGCCAGTTCCGGGTGTTTGTCCCTGTGCTTGATGTGGTGCGCTGTCGTTGCTGCCACGGGCAGCCCGTCTTTATCGACACGTCCGTACCGCCTGCATTCCTGGCACAGGTACTTTTCACGTTTCAGCACCTTTTCGCGCCACTTTCTGTGGCGGCTTTCGTTGCTGTAATGCTCTTGTCCCATGTGCCTCGCCTCTTTCCCCATGGTCTGGCATGAAATACAGACAACCGGTCTGCCTGCAAAACCTCCGCCAGAAGACACAGCCGCTCACGGCCCGCTCGTCAGGTTTCATGGTCTGAATGGCCGGGATCGAACCGGCGGCCTCCTGATCCCAAATCAGGCATGCTTCCGCTGCACTACATTCAGTCATTGCAGGGGACGCCCAGTCAACGGACAAGGCGCCTCACTAAGGAGTTCGTAACGAGTTACCCTGCATCACCCGGGCCTTTAACGCAGCACCCAACGCCATGCCGGGAAGGCGTCGCCCCTGCAGCTCCCGGTTAGGATCTGGCGGAACGTGTAGGACTTGCACCTACGGGCCAAACTACATGGCCTACGGTTTAGCAAACCGCTGCATTCTCTTCTCTGCCAACGTTCCACGAAAGCCCGCCCTGTTCGGACTGCGCCCCGGCGCGCACTGCGCCATGACACACAGGGCGGTGAAAGTTGATGCCTGCTCCGTCTATGCTTGCGGAGCATCTGGAGCACCTGAAGGGATTCGAACCCTCTCACCCGGCTTGGAAGGCCGGTGCGCTGCCGATACGCTACAGGTGCAAACAAAAGGAGCCGACTGCTGACCGTCGGCTCAAAAGGCCAGTAGTTGCGCTGCTGCCTCTGCGCATCTCTGACAGCATAGATTCTACACTACTTTTTTCGGACATATCGGACAAAGCGGACATTAATCAAAAAATTTTTTTAAAAATCTCTCCGCGCGTTTTCTTGGTGCATCTTCTCCAGTTCCTATCCTTTGGCCGATCATCGGCCAGCTGTCACCGTCGATGTATCTCCAGCGCAGTATGTTTTGCATCTTCGGGTTTTTGATTCCGTCCACAAACTTTTCCACAGCCTCACACTTTTTCTGCCGCTCGCGAATGTCCTGGTCAATCCTGTCCGCCATCTGCCTGTCAGCTCCGCTGATGGTTACGGCATGCTTCGTGTACGGGTGCGACGCGCTGGAACCTTTCACCATGTCGCAGACTTTTGGCAGTTTTCGCCGTTTCCTGTGCAGGTCGTCGATCATTGCCAGATAGTCCGTATATTCCTCCAGCCATTCCCGGTTCATGCTGCCCTCCTTTGCCCAATCGCTTGCGGTTCTTTATTCCTGCCTCAGATAGTTGAGTATCACGTCCGCAGCCTTTTCCCAGCCTATGCACAGCGCCACTTCGTAGCCCTGCCCCATCAGGTCGCGCATCCAGTTTTCCTGCTCCTTGGTGATCTTCCAGTCCTTCGTTCTCTTCAGCTCTATGTACAGCCCATGGCTTCCGCCTCTGGCCACCGGCAGGCAGATGTCCGGCACGCCCTTTTTCAGCCCCTCCGCCACCATGCGCCTTCCGGTGACTCGGCTGCGCTTTCCCTCGTTCGGGATATGGTACATCAGCTCCAGTTCTGGATATTTCCCGCTTTGCATCTTCGCCCACTGGAAAAGGCGCTGCTGTTCTTGGCTCTCGGTGGGTATGGGTGATGCGTCTTTGTATTCTTGCGCGTTCATCCCCTCACACCCTCCTCTCTCCCGGATACCTCCCGATCGCCTCCGACACAGCCCTGTCCACGTCCTTCTCCAGCCACCGCCTGTGCCTGTTCTTGGCGCACTCATCCGCATACGCCCTGTACATCGGGCATCTGATCTGGCATCCCACCATTCTGTCCGCGCATCCCATGCACGGCGCCTTTGCCTCGTTCAGCACCATCCTCTTCATGCCGCGTCCCTCCTTTTCTTTTTTCTTTCGTTCTTCTCGTCCTTCGTCCGCACGCAGGTCCACCGCAGCCACAGATTGCCGAATTTGTCCGCATCCCTGCGGAAGTCCGGCATCAGCTCGTATCCCTTGGGCGCCCTGGGCATCGTGTGCACCGTCACCGGACGGCACTCGCGCTTTTTCACCACGGGCTTTTCCAGATTCCTGCTGCCTGTCCATCTGCGCTGGTTCCTCCGTCTCTCTTCCTTCGCGTTTTCGGTGTTCTCGCTCCCGCGCCTCGCCTTGTGCTGCTCGGTCAGGTAGCGCGCCAGCTCCTTGTAGCTCTTTGTATCCTCCAGCATGGTTGCCCACACGGTGCCCTTGCCCCACAGCTTCGTCAGCTCCTCCATCGCTATCCCGCCGTTCAGGATCAGATGCGCGTGCTGCCATCCGCTCTGGCACTCCTTCACGCAGATGTATTTCATCGCCTCCAGCCCTCTTTTGGCTCTCAGCCGCTTCACCCTGCGCAAGAATGCCGCATACTGCCTGTACGCTTCCTCTTCGCTCACCCACTGGCGGAATCTGAGCGTCAGGCACATGTCGCCCGCCTCTTTGGAGAAATTGCACAGGATGATCCTCCACAGCCGTCTCCAGCTCTGCGCATCGTTCAGCATGTCCTGCGCCTCGGTGCTCTCCTGCTCGTTTCGGCTTCCCGGCCTGCGCCCTCCGTTTGTTGCGAAGTACCTCTCGCACTCCAGCACGGGGCCTGAGTAGGTGCGCTTTTCGTAGTAGGGCATTTTCTCCTCCGTGCGTCGTCTTTCGCTTGTTTGCCAAGGGTGAGCGGGAGACACCGCTGCGGCGGTTTCTCCCTGTTCACCCTATGGCGTACCCCCTCCCTCTTCCTGGGAGGGCCGCCCCTTCCGGGCGTGGTCGTAATATCAATCGTTTAACAGGCTTCCCAGGAGCGTTTCCGCTCCCAGCCTTTTCGCCTGCTTTTTCAGTATCCCGGCGCGATCACTCTTTTCGTCCACGCGCCGCACCGGTCCCACTTTACGCCCTTGATGGTTCCAAACGCCGCGCATTCCTTGTGCGAGACATAGAAAAACTGCGGCTGATAGTTTCCGCATGTCCGGCAGCACGCCGGCACTTCCCCAAGCGCTTGGGCTTCTTCCTTCGCCGTTCGCACGGTCACTGTCGCACGCTCCGTCTTTTCTTCCTTATATATGCTGCTGTTCTCCATCCCGCTTTTGTTCCTCCGCCTTTTCGGCTGCATCCTCACCGATGATGTGCTCCGCCACTTCCTTCAGCACATCGGCCACATTGATGTTGCGGCTCTTCACCCGCCCGATGCTTGCCACCAGCTCAAATCCGTTTTTCACCAGGATCCACGTATTTTCACCAATCTTTCTCACATACAGCTCATGCGTCCGCTTGGTGTCCTCCACGGGCTTCAGCGCCTCTGCATTGATCAGCACCATTCCATACTGCGTGCGGATCGGCCGCATCACCATTTCATCCGCACCGATCGTGCATGCCTCCGCAACGGCCAAATGGTCGCTTTCTTCGTTGTCCTGCACATACCGTTCCATGTCATTTGTCATGTTCGCGGTATACACGTCATACTCGTCGCGCTTATCCTCCGTTACATCCAGCATGGTCAGCAGGCCTTCTTCGTCCAGCCATGGCAGACCCTTCAGCGGGTAGATGCCTCCGCCTACCTGCAAAAACTGCCGGCAGCCTTCTACGTCCTTCCATATCGTCATCCTTTTCTCACTCTTGCACAGCTTCCAAAGCGCGCTCAGTTTCATGTGCGCCATCTCCCTTCTTCTTGTGGCTGCGCCGGGACTTGCACCCGGATCCCCCGCATTGCACGTTCGATCTCACACATACAGCACAATGTATTTTTTTGATCTTGCGGGCGCATTGCTTATGCTACGCGGCCATATGCCGCCTTGACCGGATATTGCCGCATGCCCTGTTGCACACATACGGCCCGGAGGCGGCAGCCCCCTTAGGAGTTACAGCGGGCCGCGGCTTATAGCCGCGCTCCCTTCCTTCCTGCTGCGCGTTCAACAGCCCCGTCCTGGCCTTCGGGATGCAGGAAGGAATTTGGTGGGCAAACCGGGATTTGAACCCGGATCATGCTGGTTATGAGCCAGCTGCGCTTACCGTTGCACCATCTGCCCACGCGGATCCGGCCGATGGCTGTGTATCAGCCGGATCGTTGTTTTCCACGGTTTCCACTTTTATCTTGGCTCCCCTCCGCAGAGGGGAGCTGCCCCGAAGGGGCTGAGGGGTATCCTTCTAAGTGCCTGTCGCTGCTGTGTGGAAGCGCTCGCGCTCTCCTGCCCCGGTGCTCTGTGAAAACATCCTCAGGCCGATTTTGCGCTCAGGCTCGCACCTGCAGCATTTGAGTGCTGGAAGATACATGGCGCACTCCTCCCATCCTTTGCTTCTCATATCATCGCCCGCGTTCGGACGATCCTCCGCGTTCTGGCCGCCGCCTTTGTGCCTATTCGCCCGTCACCGATACATGCCATCTCTTCATTCCGCCTTCATCCTTTCCGCCATCTGCAGCGTCGCCTTGCAGAATGCGCTGCGGAACTTTGCCGCCGTTTCCGCATCGGCCTGCGCTGCGTCCTCCAGCTTGCTCATCAGCCGCTCAAATGCGGCCACAAAGTTGTCGTATGCCGCGCGCATGTCGCTCTCGGCTCCGCTTCGGCTTGCCTGTGCGCGCAGCTTGTCCAGCTCCGCCTGCACCGCCTCCGGCAGCACCTCCACCGTTCGCACGCTTTCACGCGCCGCCTTCAGCTCGTCCTCCATGCGTTTGAGTTCCAGCGCCTTTGCCTCTGCCTGCTTTTTCAGCTCGCGCAGCTCCTGCACGGCCTTCTGCCTTTCCTTTTCAGCACTTTCCACCTTGGTGCGTTCCTCTTTGATCTCGCTCACCCTGCGCGCCTCCGCCTCGCTCACCTGTTCGCGGGCAGATTTGAGCGCCTTATCCAGATCCTTGGCGCGTGCGCGCTCTTCGTCGGCGATCTTTTCCGCCTCTTCCAGCTGCTCGCGCATGCCCTGAAGCTCTGCGCTCTCCTCATCGTCCTTCTGTCCGCTTTCGGCCTGAGGGGTAAGCCCCATCATTTCATCAATGGTCAGCTGCAGCTTTTCCCGCTCCTCGTTGATGCGCCTGATCTCCTGCTGCAGCTCTCGCGTGCTCATGGCGTCCATGTCATGCTCTTCCACAAACTGCTCGCGCTCCTCCGCCGGCAGCCTGAGCAATGCAACAGCCTGCGTATAGCTGATCTCCGCAAGCGCTTGGGATTCTTTCCTTCCGTACTCGTCGGAAATACGCATCAGGTTCTGCGCCGTGGAGGCGGAATAATTCACGTTCACCTCCAGCCAGCGTTCCCACTCGCCATACGGCACAAGCGCCTTTGCCTCGTGCAGCCTGCGCCCGATCTCAATGGCGCCCTGTACCGCTGTGGTGCGCACATGCTCCTTGATCCCGTTGATCTCCTCCGCGATCATGCTGGCGTCGCGGATGATGTTTGTCTCGCTCATGCGGCCGTCGTCTCCTTCCGTTTCTTCTTCGCCTTTTCTTCACGGGCTTTCTGCGCCCGCAGTTCTTTACGCATCAGGCTGTGCAGGTGCCAGAATGCGTCCCTCGCCTTCCGCGTCACCGGCCCCTCCCCGTTTTTGGCTGCACGGCACTGCACCAGATGGCCGTCCTTCGCAAATTCCACCGTGTACAGCGGCGTATTCATCGCGTTTTCATACCGCAGCACGCACAGAACGTCGTTTCCGTTTGCATAGGTATTCACATATCCGGCCACGCAATGTCCCTGCCGGCTGCCCTCCAGAATCACCTCTGCAGCGTCGAACATGGGTCGAAGCACCAGCCCGTTGGCCGAGAAGAAATACTCGTCCAGTTCGCCGCTCTGTATGCGCGCGGCGATCTTGCGGCTCTGCTCGGTCTGCCTTTTGGCGTCCTCTTTTGCCTTGCGCTCGTTGACGACAGCGTTCCATCTGGCGGAAAGCTCCATATGTGACTGGCGAAAGTTTTTCGGGTACCGCCATTGCTGATCGTTCAGATCCATCCCCAGCTGCTGCATCAGCTGCAGCTGATCGCGCCATTCGTAAATTCTCACATCCCTGCGGATGCAGTATTTCACGGCCTTCAGCAGATTGGCGCCGTGATCGATATGCAGAATGTCGGTCATGGCTTGCTTCCAGTTGCCCATTCGTCCCAGCTTTCCGCAATTCTCCATATTCATGCGTATGTTTTGTTCCCTGCAAAACGCCCGGGCCTCCAGCATGCCCATGGTCACCTCCAGCCCTTTTCCCTTTATCTCGCCCCACTCGTCCTGAGTGAGTCTCAGCACACTGCGCGCTGTCTTGCCGCGCAGGTTGACAAGCCCGTTCGTCTGTCGGTCGATCACCGCTTCGGCCAGATGGGTATAGCCCAGCCGTGCCATGTATTCGATGCACGCATATCGGGCGATTCTCTCCAGTACCGTGATCCTGTCGTAGTAGCTTCCTGCCTCACATGTGGCAAAAGGCTCCACCTCGCTCAGGACGGTTGCAAACGGCGTGCCGCTTATCGCTTCGTTGAAGCTCTCCACGTCCAGAATGGTCTGCACACCGTTTTGAAAGCTGATTCCCGGCGCCCATCCGCTTTTGCACTGTCGGCGGTGCTCCCATTGCAGATCCCATCCGCCCATATCGCACCATCGGTATTGATTGATGAACCGGTCGCCGCCCCTGCCGTACTCGATCACGGCCACCTCGCGCAGCTCCACGCGGATAGGCGTTTCAGGATTGAGCGGGTCAAAATTTCGCCACACGTTGATCACGTCATAGCCCAGTCCCACCAGCGTGTTCTTCTGGCACACGCTCTTGTGCCAGCGGAACAGGAACCGTCTGTCATACAGGCTTTTGTATCCTCTTCCGATGCTTTTGAACGTTACCCGCGCTCCGCACTCCGGGCAGTAGCCCGTGTTGTTGTGCAGTGTGCGGCCGGTGTTGTTCTGTTCAAACATCCATTCCGGCATGGTCTGAAACGGGATGAATGGATATTCCCCGTCGCCGTCATCCAGATACGGATCATTGCGCACCCAGTCCGGCGTTCTCTTCATGGCTTCCTTGCCGCAGTCCACCCACTTTTCGCAGGCGGTGCAGTAGCCTTCGCGGTGCGCTTCGTCCCCTTCGGTAAAGATGTAGTGCGGCAAAGCGCGCTTGGCCACTTCCTCCGCCTCGATGATTCCATAAGCAAACGGGATGTGTCTCTTTGCTTCGCTCCATTCCATACGCGCCGCCTCACAGCCCCAGCAGATCGTCCAGGTCAAGCCCGGCTCTCTCTCGGCTCCCCTCTGCGGAGGGGAGCTGGCCGCGTGCGGCCTGAGGGGTAGCCCCAAGCGCTTGCGTTTCTATGCCGTAATACTCGCCCACGATCTCCAGCGCCTTTTCCGGCGGCACAAAGGCGAAGTTGCCGGTCTTGTGCTTGCTTGCGTAGGAGCGGATCTGTTCAAAAGCGCCCTTGATGCTCTTTTTCTCATCCAGCAGCTTTTCCGCCAGTTCGGGCTGCTGTTCCAGCTGGCCTGTCAGCCATCCGCCAATGAACTGCACGCCCTGGTTCGCGCTTTCCTTCGCCATCTCATCGCGGATCCTGTCCACGGCCTTCTGGTATGTTTCTGTGTTTTTCATTTTTGGCAGCTCTCCTTTTGCATTGTTCGCACGTCCCTTCGGGCCGCGCTCTGCTTCTTCTACGTTGGTTTCCGCTCCTTTGCGCGCAGGGGCCCTTCCCTGCGCCCAGTCGCTGCTTATTTTTCCCTCCCGGCAAGCCCAAGGCTCATGGATTTGGCACATCCTTCCGGGAGGGAAATATGGAGCGGATGACGGGTGTCGAACCCGCGCCCCCGGCTTGGGAAGCCGGTGCTCTGCCGTTGAGCTACATCCGCATGTGAGGGCGCTTGCCCTCAGAAATCAACAACCATATCCAGATACTCTCCCCAAACCCACAGCGGGATGGGGCTTGTCCACCTGCGCAGCTGCATCCAGCCGTCCTGCTCGCCCATCACTTCAACGGCCGCGCCCAGGCTCCAGTGCTGACGCACGGGATATTCCGTCCCCGGCCCTTCGCGGAAACATACGTCCCATGCATTGATAGTCGCCCATGGCAGGTCGTTGTCGGGAAAGGACGGTTCCGGCTCCGCCTGTGCATTCCCCACGATGCTCACCGCCAGCGCGATCACGCCGATCATCACCGCGATGTGCAGCAGGATCAGCAGCGCTCCGATCCACGTTTTCTTCTCCGCGTCCATTTGTGCATCTCCTTTACAGCCACAGTCTCACAAACAGGGCCGCGTTGGTCAGCGTAAGCGCCGCCGTCAGCGCGATCACCTGCCATGTCTTGTTCTGCAGCACAACGCCTGTTGTGGGCATGCAGGCCTTGTCCACCATGCGGCGTATCCTCCGTCGTCTCTTCCACCGGCTTTCCGGCCTGTATGCCCATATCGTCATGCCTGTTCCTCCAATCAGTTCCCGGCTCCTACAGGGCTTCCGAATGCCAGATCATACGCATGTGCCTTCACCAGCACCAGTTCATATTCCAGCTCTGCACGGTCGTCTATCTCGTTCTGCAAATCGGCCTGTACGCTGGCCAGCTTGCGGTCGCTCTCGCCGATCATCTTGGCCATTTCCTCAATGGCTGCTCTGTGCTCATCCTGCGTGCGCACCTTTTCGCGCAGCAGCTCCACCAGCCTCGCTTCGGCGCTCTTTGCGCGCTTCTTACAGTCGTGCGCCTGCTGGCGCAGGGATTCAACGGATTCGTTCTTGCGGTTGTTTTTCATTGGCAGCTCTCCTTTTCTATCGGCCGTACCATCATGGTACGATCTCGTTTTCCTTCAGCCAGTTTTCTGCCTGCTCTATGCAGGCTTCCCGGTCGCTTACCGGCAGCAGCTCATGCACCGGGAATTTTCCCTTGAACAGCGCCCATCTTTCCACGTGCTCCACTTGCCTGGTTTTCCGGTTGTACTCCTTGATCAGCACCTCGTGTACGTTATATCCGCCGGATCCATGCCGATAGTGGTTTACTGGTCCATATGGCATGGCCATGGCCATCCGCAGCGCTCTGGTGTCGGTGTCAAGCACCTGCACCATCCCGTTTCGTTTTCAGCCAGTTTTTCAGGCGCTCCGCGATGCCCCCCAGCGTTTTCCGCCTTGCCCTGTATTTGAGCACCACGTCCATCGCGTCGCTCAGGTTTTCGTCCGCATCCATCATTCCGGCCAGTTCCACGATGGCCCTGTTGTGCAGCGCGATCTCGCCCTGGCTGCAGCAGCCATGCTTGTTTGGTTCTCCTGTTGCCGTAAGCACTGCAAAGCCTTTGCAGTACATGGCCGGGCGAACTTCCTCGCCGGTGTATGCGTTGATCATCTTCACGCAGTATTTGTCCATTCTTATCTCTCCTCCGCCCACAGCGCGCGGCCGTTCAGGCTTTCGATGTATTTGCTCTTTTTATCGGCAGGAGCGTCCCACTTGCGTATCGCAGCGCCCAGTACGGCAGCGTTGAGTGCCATCATGGCCGTGTGCAGCATGGCTTTGCCTTCCTCTGTGGTGGGCATGTTCACCGTCACCCGGATCTGTCTGCGCATGTAGGTCTCTCCTTTCTGTTGGTCTATGGTATTCGTTTGGGGTTGTCCGGGTTGATACGCCCGTTTTGCTTGTGGTATCATGCTTTGGAAAGGAGGTGTTTCCATGCCCAAAACCGATAAGGAACTCGCTGTTGAAATTGCATGTGCATTCATTCAGGCGTCTGCTGTCCGTTCTCAGGCTTCTCCCTCGCCTGTCAAACCCTTGTCTGCTTCTGACATTGCCGCTGTCCTTCGGGATACTTATTCCGTTCTTTCTTCTTTGGAATCAGAGAAAGATACATAATTCTCCGTCATCGGAAGGTCTGCATAGCTCATATGCATGTATGTTTCAGCGCATGCCGCCATTGCTTTTCCCAGCTCTGCCAACCCCCGCGCATCGTTCAGTGCTTCCGTTCTTCTGGCCGCCTCGCTCATCAGCTCCACCTGTTGAGCAAGGCGGTTTTTGATCTCCTGTTTTTGGCTCATGTTTCCTCCTTTGCCCCGCCGGTCAGGCGGGGCGGTTCATCTCTTTGCTGGCTGCCATCAGTCCTGCCGCAAAGCTCGCAGCCTTCGCCTGCTCCTCTTTGGGCAGTTCTTTGATCGCTTCCAAATACTCGCGCTGTTCCTCGGTCAGCGCTCGTTCTTCCCTGATAGTGTTCATTGGTATCCTTCCTTTCTATGGTATAATGGGGAAAATGGTTGAAAGGGTGGTTTTCTTATGGATCGTGTTGTTCAGTCGCTGTCTGATTGGTTGAAAGCTATTGATGATTTCCAGCTTCTTTCCAACCTTGCCGCCGTTCTTGCATTTGCCCTTTCGGTAGGCAACTCGCTTCATCTCTTCTTTTCCTCTCGACTTCGCTTCAGGCTTCACATTGTCGATTATGCAGACTTTGGTGGCTCTACCCGCTTTATGCTCTGCATTCTCAACCTTTCTTCCCGTCCTCTCGCCATCACTCATTTTGTTTACGACGGCGTAACCTGCGAGCTCGATCCCAAAAAGATTCGCAACCAACCCGGTGATTGGAACTTCGCTTGTACGCCTCAGTTCCCGCTCCACATACCGCCTCGCAGTGCGCAAACGGTGTATCTTGAATTTGTTGGCTCTCCACATAGGCCTTTATCTCCTGGTATGCGGGTAAGTTTTCAAATTCATTCCACTTCTCGCTCGGTATGCAAAAACTTACTTCTTGGCAATAGGGCACATTATCTGAATAGAAAGTCCTGATTATGATCTCGCCGAACATCTTTGCCTCCTTGCTTGTCTTTCCAAAGACAAAATATCACACCCGTTTGTCTTTGTCAATACATTTTCTAAAATTTTATGTCTTTACAAAGACATAAAATTGTGTTATTGTATTTCTGGAGGTGCAAATACCGTGAAAGATAGGCTTAAGAAAATTCGCAATGATACTAATTTGAATCAGACTGATTTTGGTTCCAGCATTGGTGCTACACGTTCTATGATCGCGTCTTATGAAGGCGGTGCTGTCGTCCCCGACGATTCCAAGCGCATGCTGATCTGTAGTAAATACCATGTGAACCCCATCTGGCTTGAAACCGGCGAAGGCGAACCTTACGATACTTACACGCCTGATATAGCGCAGGAAGTACGCGACATTCTTCGCGGCTCCGATCCGTTCGTTGTCTCCGTCATGACCAGTTTGGCGCAGATGCCCAATGAATGGTGGGCTACTTTCCGTGATACGCTTTTTTCAGAACTGGACAAACAAAAAAAGAATGGCCGCGGTTGATGCTCCGCAGCCATTCTTTTTTCTTCCGCCTTTATATTTTCTTAGCGTACCACAACATCCGTTCCAACTGTTCCTTTGTCATTCTTTCAACAAACCATAAAAGGTTCTTTTTTATCACGCTCTTTTCCATAGCAGCCTCCTGTATTCAGTTGTGATCGCGATCTGTTTTTATTATACGAACATGTGTTCTTGTTGTATAGTGAATTTTTGTGTCTTCTTTCAGTCTTTCACCCAAAAACACCAAATCAGTGTAGCAATTAAGGCTGTTCCCAATACCAGACATCCCAATACCATCCATTTCAGCATGTTTTGCCCTCCGTTGTTTTTTCTTTGTATTTGAACATCTGTTCGCTTGCTGTCAATCGTTTCCTGCATTATGCTTATTTTTATAAATCGTTTTCGGGGGTTGAAAAGAATGAATAAAAAATGCCTTTATTATTGCAGCGAGTGCAACGCCTTTTTCTCTGGCGAAAGCAGTGTGCTGACACAGCGGTGTGACAACTGCAACTCCGTCCTTTTCGTCGCTCACGATGATTATGAAGCCTATTCAGCCATGAGCACAGCCGAAAAGGGTCGCTTTCAGCAGGATTATATCCGCTCTCGTTTCCCAAAGAATGCTCAGCCTTCACATCCTTCTGTCTCTTCTGTTCCAGATCTCCCCGAAAGCACATGGGTCTCCATCCTTCGTGCTGCCGGTTGGTTTGGTGTCATCGTGTGCATCTTGTTGGGTATCGTTGTCATCTTTTCAACGGCTGCTTCATCTCCGCTGCTCGGTCTCATCGCTGGTGTGCTCGTCGCCCTCGCAGGCGTTGTAGCTGTTTCTTTTTCCATGGTTTTTTGCACCATGGCCAATGATCTGCGCGCCATCCGCAATCAGTTGAACAGCATCACTCACCGCTGATCAGTGCCGTATGTTCCCCGTTTCGCAGTTTCGGCGGTAATAAATGCGCCTGTCTCTCGGGCCTTCCTGCTCGCTGGCTCTCCGGGGTTTCATACGGTTCACCTTCTCTTTCGTGTCGTTTTGGTTTTAAGCAACTTTTCCGCATATATACCATACGGCTTTTTCCATTGCAATATCAATCAGCAATTTCGGCGATTTGCGCCCGAAATCGGTTATCAAATCTTGCAAAAAGGGGTGGAAATTCATTGCCACAGCATGCTGCCCAATACATCAAAACCCTTCTCCAGCAAAGCAATCCGCGAATTACCGTGCAGAAAATGTGCGATGATTGCCCCACCCTTGTCAAATCCACCGTTGACAAATTTCTTGCCGGCCAGACCACCGATACTTCATGGTCCAATGTCATGACCATGGTCAAATATCTCGGCGGTTCTCTCGACAAACTGGCGGAGATCCAAACCAACGTCATTCTTCCCGATCCTCCGCCCCCTTCTGTACCACAGAATGATCATTCTGCCGGTGTTGGTACAAACGATCTGCTGGATCGCTTCCGCGCCCTGCACGTAGATTCACGCAACGCCCTTGTCGCTCAACATACCGCCGCCATTCTCCATGTGCGCGAGCAAGCACAGAGCATTGTCCTGGAAAAGGACAAGCACCTGAAATCCATGGAAAAGGGCCGTGATTTTTGGCGCACGCTCTCCTGTATCCTTATTGGCGTTGTCGTTTTGGCTTCCATCTGGCTTGTTTGGGAGTTTTCCAACTTTGAGGATGGCCTAACCGGACATTTCCTGCGCATGCTTATTCAGTCCATGTCCGGCGCCGTTTCCTGATTTCAGCCCGCGTCTGCGGGCTTTTCTTATGCCTGCATTTACACCATTTCCGGTGTTGATGGTTCATGTCATCGGGCGTTATCATTGTATTATCAAAATACAAAAGGAGGCCCGTCAATGCCGCAACCCCTGCCTGAAGTTGTCGGCATCTATGCCCGCAAGTCTGTCTTTGCTGAATCTTCCGAATCCGTGGCCAATCAGGTGGCTATGTGCCGAGAATACTGTGAGCGCATATTCCCCGGGTGCACATTTGTCATCTACGATGAGGATGAGGGTTATTCCGGCAAAAACACCGACCGCCCATCATTCCAGCGCCTTGCAGCCGACATCAAGGCGCGCAAAATCACCGTTCTGTGCTGCTACCGTCTGGACCGCGTATCTCGTTCCGTGCGCGACTTCTGCGCCCTCCTGGACGATCTGAACCGTTACGGCGTGTCCTTCGTCTCTCTGCGTGAGCACTTCGACACGTCCACGCCCATGGGCCGTGCCATGCTCTACCTTTCGTCCGTGTTTTCCCAGCTGGAGCGCGAAACGATTGCTGAGCGCGTTATGGACAGCCTCTATGCCATGGCCAAAACAGGCCGCTGGCTTGGTGGCGTTACGCCCAACGGCTTTGAATCTGTCCCTATCGAATCTGTCCGCGATGGCGTAACCCGTAAGCAGTACAAGCTGTCTCCCATTCCGGATCGTCTCGCTCAGGTGCTGGATCTCTATTCCCGTTTTGCGGAATTTGGATCTGTGACAAAGCTGCTCAGCTACTGTCTTTCCCATGGCATCAAGTCGCAAAACGGCAAGGATTTCAGCCGCACCACTCTGCGCCTGCTGCTCACCAACCCCGTCTACTGTACCGCCGATGATGCGGCGTGGCGCTGGTTCTCCTCCGGCAATTACGACCTGTGTGCTACACAGGCTGACTTCGACGGCGTTCATGGCCTCATGCCGTACAACCGTACCCACAAGGTTGGTGACAATACTGTTCGTAAGCCCACCGAGGAATGGATCATCGCCGTTGGCGCGCACCCTGGCACTGTTCCGGGAGCGCTGTGGGTTTCCGCTCAGCGCATTCTGGATGCAAACAAGGTTCTGGGCAATTCCTACAAAGCTCCGCGAACCGAAACAGCTCTCCTCTCTGGCGTTCTCCGCTGTGCCAAGTGCGGCAGCTTCATGCGTCCCCGAATGTATGGCAAGCCCCTTTCAGATGGCTCCCGCCGTTTCCACTACATTTGTTCTTGCAAGGTGGACACGCGCAAGCTTCTTTGCGACATTCAAAATGCGCCCATGGATGTAGACGCAATGGTCGTTCAGACCCTGAAGCAGCTTTCTACCTCTGATCCTTTTTTCGATCCCTCCGCCGTCTTGACTTCCGATTCTTCTGCCATCCCGTCGTCTGAATCTTCCATCCGCAGCCTGCAGTCGGATATCGAAGCCGCCCAGAAGAAGCTGGACAACATTGTGGACACCATCGCCGGCGGTGTTCCTGCCTCTGCCCGCCCTCGCTTCTTTGCACAGATGGAGGAGTTGGATGCAGAGATCGTCCAAAAACAAAAAGCCATTGCCGAACTTACCGATTCAGCGATGGCCGAAAAACAGCATCAGGATCTGCGCTCACACATTGCATCCTTGCTGTGCTCCTTCGATGATTCCTTTTCCGCTTGCTCCTACGATGAAAAGCGCCGCGCTATCCGATCTATCGTGGACAGCGTGGAATGGGACGGAGAAAACATCACTATTAACGTATTAGGGGCAAAAACGCTCCCAAAATAGCTGCGGAGTTGTGTTCGCGGCAAGTAGGGTTTTCCTATGTTCCCGCGAATACAACTCCGCTCATCCAGTCCTGTCAAAACGTTGCTGATTTCCGTGTTTCTGATCTCCCTGCTGACACCATGGAGCAGCGTATGCTCCTCGCGCGTACCTACGCCGGCATGTCATACGCAGATGTTGCTCGTTCCATTGGCATCCATCGTGATTCCTATGCGCTTCTCGAGAAAAAAGCGGATCGCATCAGTCTGGATCATTTTGTACGTTTCTGCCGTTCTGTTTGTGCAGATCCTTCATTCATCCTATACGGTTCTTCTTCTCCCCCTCTCATACCTCTTTCTGGTCGCACAATCGGTGCCCGGATCCGCGAGTACCGCCAGTCTACAGGTCTCAGCGCCCGTCAGTTTGGTTATCTCATGCTCGGTGCAAAGCGCAACACTTCCCTAAGCGCTTGGGAATCTGGTTCCACCGTTCCTGAACTTCGAAGTCTCATGATGATCGGCCGTGCTTTCGGCATCAATGTCGTTTCGTTCCTTCCCGACTAAATCACAGAAAACAGCCCCGCCTTTCGGCGGGGCCTTTTCAGTGATGCTTGACTACATACCTGTAGTACATCTCTGCTTTGTTCGGCACGGCATCCCTGTCTTCAAGCCAGGCTTTGGCCAGCTTTGCGTAGTAGTCCGGCGTTGTGATCCCATACTCTCGCGCGATCATCGACGTGTCACTGTATATGGCATTCATCACCGCGTAGAACTCCCAGAACCTGTCGCTTTCCGGGCTTATGCCGTACTTTTGCGCTATGGGCCTGATCATTTCCGGCGTCCATTTACCGCCTCTGGGCTGCTGCCTGTCCTCCGGCTCCATGCCTTTGACCCATTTTTCTGCCGTGTAACGGCTGAAGCCTTCGGATTCTCCACCTTCATACTCATGCATATCGTGCATCCCGTTGTGGATTTCCTTCGTGGTATTCATGCCGCCCATGGTGTTCTGCGCTCCGAAACCGATCTGTCTCCCGACAGTTCTTTCTTCCATGACGTCCTCTGCCCGGCTTTCGTATGGCCACGGTATCACATTCCGAGGAAGCACCTCAATCTTGTACTTGCGGCCTTCTTCCTCATCATCGCCGCCCATTCGACGGTTTTCGGTATCGTAGTTCATCGAGCCGCCCTCGTATTCGCTGCGTCGACCCGCCTTCCAGCGCCCGTCCTTGCCGCGGTAACGGCTCTCAGCGCCGCTGCCGTATTCGTCACGGGCAGGCTGCTGCATCGGCTCGCGGTAGGTCATGCCGTTGCCGCCGTAGGAATCCATACCGCGTTCATAGCTGTCCGTTCGATCGTTGCTGCCGTTTTCGCCACGCGAAGCGGCGTAGCGCATCATCAGCATATTAGCCATTACGCTGCACCTCCTTCAGCAGGCACGGTTCCGTCGATGGTGAACACACCGCTGCACTTGCTGTAGATCAGCGGGGCCAGAAGTCGGAAAGCGCCGTTTGTTCCGCTCCCAACCACGGCCACGGGGTAGCTGTACCCGCTGCGAAGCCTCTCCACAGTCACCTGCACGCCGGTCATATCCAGCAGGGGATATTCCACCGTCCCCTCGCCCACAGTGATCACCACATTTGCGCCCACGGTCGCCGTGTCAGGGATAATGTCATCCAACCGCAGGAAGTACGGGCAGCCGCTGCTGTACACACGCTGAGGGATGTTGATGGTGAGCACTCCGCCCGCAAAGGTCACTTCCTCCACGGGAATCTCTCTCGGATTGATCCTGTTCACTCTGTAATTCATCGTTTCACATCCTTTCGAAAAGGGGAGGCAGCTCATGCCGCCTCCCCTCGGTTCATGCCGTCAGGCAGCGTAGGCGCAGTTGTTGCCCCAGCCATTACCCCAGCCACCGAACTGCACGGTTCCGCAGCCGTTGGTCGGGAAGTTAATGGCCGTAGGAGGCTGCACCAGATACGCGGCAGTCGGGCAGTCATGGCCGGTGCGACGCAGCAGCTCGGCCTTGTTGGCGTCCATGGCGGCCATCAGCACCGCGTTCTGATTGGACTGAGAAGCCGCGAACTTCAGGCTCTGGTTCTCAGCGGTCAGCGTAGCGATCTTATCCTGGGTCAGGAAGTCGAGGATCGCACGGGTGCCGGCATTCTGGCTGTCGATGATGTCGCGGGTGTTGGTCTGCATCAGGTTGCGGGTTGCGCAGGCCTCCTGCGCAGCGGTGTACTTGAGGTCACTGATCGCGGCGCGGTTATCGCAGCAGCACTGCGCCAGCTGCGCGCTCAGGTTGTTGAATCCCGTCTGCACGCCGTAGAAGCCGTCACACAGGCCGCGCTCAATGCCGCGCACGCCGTTCTGGAGGTCGTTGAAGGCGAAACCGGCGTTAATGTCAGCACGTGTCGCCATGCCCTGCAGGCCGGTGCCGCCTCCGCCAAAGCCGCCGAAACCGCCGCCCCAGCCGCCGTTTAGCACGCCCAGAATGACGATCAGGCCCAGAAGGCCTTCCCATCCGCCGCCAAACATGCCGCCGTTGTTGTTCCTGCCTTCGCTCTGTCCACTCAGGTATCCAGTCAGAAATTCATTGTCTGCCATCACGATTCACATCCTTATGACATTTTTTATTTACAAACGCTCGGCCGTACGCTCCGGGCGGTTGTATCATCGTTCAATGCCAAAGCCACTCAGCACAGCGTCCACGCTGGTTCCGCGCTCCCGGCACATGTTTTCGGCAATGCTCATCAGCTGCTGCGGTGATTTCCCCTCCGCGATCCTTGCCAGCTGCGGGTTCCCGCTCAATAGCTGCTGAGACAGTACGCCCGGATCGCCTCCGCTGCGCATAGCGTTGATGACACCAATCATTGGATGGTTGCCCATCAGGGCGGTTGGGTTAAACCTCATTGCCGTCAGCCTCCTTTTTCAGCTCATCCATCCTTCCCTCGAGGTCGTCAATGATCCCCATCATTTTCTGGTGGAAGTTATTGGCGCGCTCTCTGATTTCGTTTGCATTTTCAATGGGCTTCCCACCGAACCTGCACAACATGAAGAGAATAGGAATCGCCGCCACTTTCAGATGAAATTCATCATCTTCCGTCGGCATTACCTCGGGAGAAACAATCGGCTCCATATGTCTGCATTTGCCTTCGCAATCGCATTTACACATCCTCAACTTCCTCCTGTTCTCTGGCTGCGCGCCTTCTCGTCGCTTTCAGCCGTTCGATTTCTTCCCCTTGCTGCCGCAGAATGCCAAGCAGCTGCTCCACATCCGTTTTGGTAGCGAAGGCGGTTTCTGCCTGCTCTGTTTCGCCCCTTTGATAGGCAAAAACGTCCGCCGCACCTGTGTTGGAATTGAACACCTTGATCCACAACTTCTGCTGGTTCGGGGTCATGAATCCCTGCGGCTGGCCGCTGAAATCTACCGGGAAGCCCTTCACTTCCTCAAAGCTCGCAACGAGCCTGAAAGAGATGGGCCGTTCCTGCTGCTGCGGCTGCTGATAAAAAGGCTGCATCTGCTGCCCAAATCCGCCCATCTGCGGTTGATACTGATACGCCGGGTAGTTCGCCATCGGATCACCTCCTGTGGCTACATTTTTGCATAAAAAAAAGAGGCGAACGCATCACGTTCGCCTCATGTTCTTATCAGGTTTTTATCATGGCAGCTCTGTGCCGATCTTGTCTTTGATGCTTCGGATCCTCCGGCTCACCGTGGCCGTGCTCATGCCCATGTCCATGGAGATCTGCACGATGCTCCTTTCATGGCGCAGGGCGTCCAAAACGCCGGTTTCTTCTTCCGAAAAGCCGCACACATTGCGGCAGTGGCAAAAGTCTGCATGCGACATTCTGCTGATCTTCATGCCGCATCACCTCCTGCCGGTTACGGTTCAGGCGGTTCGGTTTTCTCCTTCTTCAGAGCCTCCCATGCAGGCTTGCCGCCGGAATGGATGTACACAGCCAGCGCCGCAGAGCAGAAACCCGCAAAAAACGTATCAGGGGTAAATGCCCATCCGCGCATCCAAAGCACGCCCACCACGGCCACAGGGAAAAGAGCCAGCGGAATGTATTTGTTGTTGAATTTCTCAAACGCATTTTTCAGCACCCAGCCAACGCCGAGACATACCACAGCAACGGGAAGCACTGCATACTGCTCGATGATGGCCATCAGGTTGAAACCCTCCGGGATAGTAGCTGCAGCCTCAGCGGCCGCCCAGCCGGGCAGCCATACAACCAGCACCAAGCACAGCGCAACGATCACGGCCAGCAGGAATACACTAAAGACCTTTCGAGTGGTTTTCTTCATGTTTTTCACCCTTTCTTTTAACTGTAGTTGGAATGTTTGCTTGCAATGTTGAAAATTGCCCCGTCAACTGTTGAGGAAATCAAAGATAGCCTTGCTTGCCTTTTCCATTTCGTCCTTGTTGCCGTTGTGCAGCAGGTGCCCAAGAATTTCATACACACCCTTGCAAAGCACTTTCTGCCCCTGCTCTACGTCATCCATGCGAGGTTCCAGCTTGTCCAGGCGGTCTCTGTCATTTCTGAATCGCTTTTCACACTCCGCCTGATGCTCGGTAAGATCGTTCGCCTCTTTTTCCATCGGCTTACGCAGAGTGCGCAGTGTGATGCAAAAGTCCATGATCTGCTTGCCTGCCCAGATAAGCACAAGGATGACCAGCAAGGCCGTCAGAAGATTCTGATGGGAAAGTACGTCAACATTCTGCTGCATTACCCATCCACCGCCTTCATGAATGCGCTCAGAAGCGCCTGCACGGTGTTTCTCGGCAGAAATACGGTTACAACGTCCGAAGCATCATCCGGCGCGGTTTCGCCTGTTTCCTGCGCATCCTCATCGGTTTTGCGCTGAAGGTATGCACTCATCATCCAGCCGGTTTTGCCGCCCGGCTCCCTGATCTTCGACCAGCTGCCATCCACAGCCAGCACATCCACCACCGTTTCCAGCTTCACCTGCAGCACGATGCTGCCCGATCGGTCCGGCGCGCTGCGCATGTTCACCGTGCTTCCTGTATCGGCGGTCACATATGCCTGAAACATAGGCTCATCCTCCTTTTCAGGTTCACCCCAGCGGGGCAGCGCCCAGTGCGTCCACGCATGCTCGCTCATCTTCTGACGTACCACGCCGTAGGCCGTGCCTCGAGCATGCACGCAGGTACCGTCGCCCAGCGCTACGCCTGTGTGCTGCATCACGCGGTTATCACCATTTTTCCGGCGGAACACAAACACCGTTTTACCCTCCGGGATGGTGGAGATCTCTCCAGTCTCAGCCCAGTCGGTTTTCTCCCATTGGCTGGTCGCCCCGCTCACCAGTGAAACACCTGCCGCCTTTGCCACGGCGCGGGTCAGCTGCGCGCAGTCCCACACGGGCTTTCCATCCCACTTGGCGCCAGTTTTCAGAATGTTGTCGGCCTGCTCTGGGTACTGCTCTGCCTGCTGCTGACGGAATGCCAGGCTGCAGGTCTGCCCCTTTGCGCCATAGATGTAGCCCTGTCCAACAAGGGACAGGGCTTTCTCAATGACAGTTTTCATCAAGAAACGTGCACCTCCCATCCAGACGAATACTGGTCAGGTGTAAATACGTTCGCATCCAGCAGGCTGCGGTACAGCGTATCACCCCACCAGCCCAGCTCGTCCTTTGCAAACGCTGTGCCCTGAGTGATCGTCTCAGGGATGATGCGATACCCGTCCCGATAGGCGATGTCCTCCCACAGGTTGGGAGCGTTATCGGGGTTGTTCTGCTCCGTATCCCACAGGTCAACCGCGGCTCGTTTCAGCTGGCCGTTCCAATTTATGCGAGTGCCGGCCTTGACCAGTTCGCCGTTGTTCTTCAGCTGCGGGTAAAGGAGTGTGGATTCGGAAGCCTGTGCATCGGTCAGGTGCGAACCGGCCTTGTCCATCGCGATTCGCACAGGGCGTGCGCGTTCAAGCCATTTACCCATTGGCGGTCACCCCCAACAGTTCAAGTGCGGCTTTCATGTCCTTTGCTTCAGCCTGGGCTTCTTCATATTCGGCTTGCGCAGCTTCCAAAACACGGATATCTGCAACAGGCGAAACCATCATGCCGTTGAATACAACGCCATCGCTTCGTTTCCAGCTTTCGCCCTCCGGGATCACACGATAGCCCTCAACATAGGTCTTGCACTTGCCCTCAAAGATACCGTCCGCATCCTCCCACGGAACACGCATTTCGCCGGGATCGGTATGCACGCGATATTCATCATCCAGATAAAAGATCAACCCTCTCACCTCCTCAGGGGATCAGCTGCACAGATATACAGCTGCATTCGGAAGAATGAATATGGACAACCACATACAGGCTGTCAGACAGCTCAGATATGTCATATTCCAGCGTAAAATTCTGGGGTTGTGCATCTGTTGTCTGCGCATAACCGATTGTGCAAGCCGCAAGTGTGCTTTCTGTTTCTTCGAGTGCGCCTTCTGCAAATGGCGAATTGCCGACACCAACAGCAACACTCCTTCCTGAATGATTACGAGTAATGGGTGTGAATGAAGCCTTCAGCGTTTTATACGCGCTCAGATCAACTGCATTTTTCGTGCGGAACAACACTCGGTTATAGCTTTGGTTGGCTGTACCATAGGCCGCTTCCAGCGCCGTTTCACCAATGACAGGAACGCCGTACATCCGTTTTGCCGCAAGCCATCCTCCGGTAACACTTTCGTTCT